TATTATAAAAGATTATATCAAAAATAATAATTCAAAAAAAGCTTTAGCTATTAAAAATGTTTATGAATCATTATACAATTTAAATCCAGATATTATTAAAGGATATGTAAAAAAACTTGTTGACAAATTAGATTATTATTTAGCAAATGAAAATATTTTTGGATTGTTTGGAAAAATTAATCAAAACGAAATTATTTCTTGGGGATGCCCTATTGTTTGGAGCGTTTCACGAGATGAAAAAAATGTTGAAAAATATATTTCTTATATTTCAGCTCCACAACTATCAATCTATGATTATGAAATATATATAGAGGATACCGAAGAAGATCAAGATACAAAAAAAAATAAAAAAGAATTTAAACACAGATTTTTAGAATTTATTGATACTATGTTTGATTTATGTTTAGGTAAAGGTCATGGTTTAAAATCTATAGATGTCTGGGATTGTGAATACGATATGTTAAGTGCGTTAGGATGTAATTCAATTAAGAATGATGATCCAGATGGTTATAATGTTTTTACACAAGAAGATGCATTAAAAATTGGATTTGATTGGGAATCTTTTGCTAAAAATATAGGATACAAGGAAGCCCCCTCAAAATTTATTTGTTCAAGCATAAATTACTTAAAATGCATTATGGACATGTTACAAAAAGATAATGAATGGAAAAGCACAAAGTGGAGAACTTATTATTTATATATGGTTTTACGACAACTTATGCGTTTTCATAGTGAATGGAGATTGGTTTATTTTGATTTTAATAATAAATTTATTAGAGGTCAACAAGTCCCATTCCCAAAAGAAATTTACCCAGTTTTTGGATTATCATTTTGTTTTAATACATTCTTAACTAATGAATATATAGAAAGAAATAAAAAACAAGAATACATAGATTATACTTTTAATTTAGGTTCCGATTTATTAACTGTTTATAAAAGAATAATTAAACACAATAAATGGTTATCTCCTTCAACAAAAAAATATGCTTTATTAAAACTTGAAAATATTAAATTAGAAATAGGTAGTCCCAAGATTCTAAGAGAGGATCCAATACTTAATTATACAAATAATAATGCTTATTATAATTTACAGCTTTTAGCTTCTTGGAGATGTAAGAAGATGATTCAATTAGATGGTAAATCTTCTGAAGTTGACATTCCAGTTATTGATTGGGAACAATTTAAAATGGTAGGAAAACAATCATATATAGTAAATGCATATTATACTCCAACAGAAAACTCAATTTATGTTCCTTTAGCATATTTACAAAAACCATTTATAGATTTAGAAGAAAGAGGTATTGAATATAATTTAGCTTATATTGGATATACATTAGGACATGAAATGTCTCATTGTTTAGATGATTTAGGAAGTCGTTATGATGAAAAAGGTAATTTACATAATTGGTGGACAAAACATGATCGTAATATATTTAATCGAAAGGTTAGAAATGTAATTAAACAATATGAAAAATTTGCAAGTTATGATGGAATTAAAATGGATGCCAGTTTAAGCACTGGAGAAAATTTAGCAGATATTTCAGGTATGGCCATTTGCCAAAACTATTTAAAAGACTTTCAAGATAAAAACAAAGATATTGTTCCTATTCGTGCATTATCTTTCCATGCATTCTATGTTTATTTAGCAATTCAAGCCAGACAAAAAATATTTGATGAAGCGATTAAAGCCCAGTTAAAAACTAATCCCCATCCTATGGATAAATATAGAACTAATTGCCCATTAGCTCGTTTAAAATTATTTAGAAGTTTGTATAATATTAAAAAAGGGGATAAAATGTATTGGTCTTCTACAGATACTATTTGGTAGGAAAAGAAATAATTTAGAAAAATATTTATATTAAGCAATTTTATTTTTTTCTAAGAGTAATATATAAAATGGCTACTCATCGTCATCATCCTCGTTCTAAAGCAAGATCCCATGGAAAGTCACGTTCTGCTGCTCGCACAATGAAACGCGCAGCCGCCCGTGGAGCAGCTGCTGCTGCTTCTCAAGCCAAGAGTGCTGCTAAAGAAGCTGCCAAGGCCGCATCTCGTGCCGCTTCTGCTGCTCGTTCTGCTTCCGCCGGACGTGCTGCTTCTGCTGCTATGTCTGCTAAAAGGGCTGCCGCTAAAACTGCATCTGCTGCTGAAGCCGCTGGACGTGCTGCTTCTAAAGCTGCTGCTGCTTCCAAAGCTTAAACTTATTTAGTATAATTTATATTATATATTATAATATAAATCAAAAATAATATATGTTAGAATTACAAATTACCAAAACTTGTATTTACTAATTTCATATTCCCAAAACTTTGTTATATATCATTTTTCTAAAACTATTTAGTAAAATAATAAAAATATACAAAAAATGATATTTTTACACCTTTTCAACATTACCAATATTATTTTATTTGTAAAATTACAGTAAATATAAATATTCTGGAGGTGGAAGGTTTCGAACCCACTACCTCATGCATGCTAAGCATACGCTCTACCTATTGAGCTACACCCCCTATTTTATTATAAATATATTTATCTATAAATTGATTAAGACTTTATATAAACTAAATTATACAACAATCACACTTTTTAACATTTTTCTTATCTAGAACGATTCTTAAGTGTTCGGCAATACGACTTTCTACTACCAACTTTAGTAAGTTTACATCCATCCTTAATACGGCACCTTGTATAAGATTTACCACGACAATTTGAAGTTTTAAGACGACGACCTGAAATATCCAAAAGCTTTCGAGTATGACTCCGAGTTTTCATTATATATTATAAAAATATTTTTTTTAAAAAAAAATCCTAAATTTTAATATTTATATTTTCTTGTTCCCTTTCTTTTTCTATGCTTAGTTTTTTTTATTTTTTTAGATTTTCGTTTTCCCGCTTTTTGGATTAATCCATATGGATTTTTATATCCTGTAAAATCTAAATTTTCACCATTATATAAAGGACAATTTTTCATTATATATTACCATTATATTAAATTTTCTACCCATAATTATTTATCTCATAGAACCTTCCATGATTAATTCTTCATTCATATTTTCTAATTTTTTTATCTGATTTTGTACCGTTTCTAATATTTTTTGTTCAACAATAGCTTCATAAATTTTTAAACCATTTATATAATCTATTTCACAAGTTAAATATAACTTTATTATTAACGCTCTTGTTTCAACTACTATTTCTTGTAAACTTTCTTCTGTTAATGAAGGGTTTATACGAATTTTTTTTTTATTAGTTTGGGGATCAATTGTATAAACAAAAATTTTATTAATAATTATTAATAATGCCTGCTGATTTTTGTTAGTTGTTTGCATCATTTTTTTTAAATTTTCAGCATAATCACTAAATAATTTGTTAGTTAATGGACCCTTAATTTTTATCTCAAATAAAGGATTTGGTCCAGAACATTTTTCCATTTTATTATAATCTCTTAATTTAATATCTTTAAAGCTTGTTATTCCAATAGGTAATGTCCCAGATTCCCCGGTAAAAATATTATAAAAAATTTTTAAATCGCTTAGATAAATCTTTCTTGTATTTTCAGACATTCCGGTAAATTTTCCAGTTTTAAAATCATAATTATCATCATAATATAATTCTTCTAATTCTGGAATTCCTGGTTCATCTTCTAAATTTTTCAGTCCTCCATCATCTTTAATATTCATATTACAGACCTTTGGTCCAATTGTTATATTTCCTTCTGTATCAGGTTCTAATGTTTGTTTATTCTGTAAAGAATTTATACGTTCTTCGCAAATATTTAAATTATAAATATCTCTTGGTGTATTTTTAGGAATTTTACCTTTTTCATATAATGATGCACGAACAGTATTACCCTCAATATCTTTATAAACATAAATTGGATTTATTGTAGTTACAATTGCAGCAAAAATATGTGCAATTTTGATATAAAATTTAGCAATAGCAATACACAGTCGTTTTTTTTTGATTGAATTTTGCACATCGAGATTATTTAGTTTATCTCTATTAAAAAATATAACTTTGTCTTTATCAATTTCATTAATTTCAATACCATCTTTAATTCTTTGTGATAAATATGTAATTTCTAAGTCTGTAAAATACCTTTGAATTATATCCGATGTTAGTATAACTAATTTGTCACAATATTCTTTATCATATAGTTTTCTTAAGCTTTTGAAATCCATTGTTAGTATATAATATGTTGCTATAAAGTCTAAAATTTGAGATATAGATTTAGGTTTTAATTCATCGCTTTGTTCTGTTTTAGTTGTTGAAGATGTTTGATTTCCCATGGTATATATTATATAAATAAAATGTATAATAAAAATTAATATAATTTGTATTATATCAAATTTGTTATAGCAATTTTAGAAATACTAATTGTGTAAGTATATTATTTTTTACACCTTTGAACAATCGATTTCAAAAAATGGAAAACTAACAAATGAAAATCCTGATGCTGATATAATTAGTAGCACGGCTTTTTCAATAGTAAAATAAATGGTAAAAAGTAATTTATTGAAGTAATAAAATTGATTTAAAAATAAATTTTCTAATTCAATTAAATCTAAGGATGAATACAGAAAGAAGCAAAAAGAATAAAGACAATAATTTACTAACTTTACAAGAAAAGGCTAAGCTTTGGAATGTATTTGAATCGGAAGTTATAAACCCAGATAAACAAAATGAACCATTAGAATGTTTATATAGAACTATAGGTGATAGAGAAAATTGTGAACGGTGTAAATATTCTTTAGCATTTTCAGATGAAGGTTTTCTAACTTGTACTAATAACAAATGCGGCATCATATACAAAGATATTTTAGATCATTCTCCTGAATGGAGATATTATGGAGCAGATGATAATCAAAGTTCAGATCCTACTAGATGTGGTATGCCTATTAATCCTCTTTTAGAAGAATCATCTTTCGGTTGTAAAGTATTATGTATTGGTAAATCTTCATATGAAATGAGAAAAATTAGACGTTATACCGAATGGCAATCAATGCCATATAAAGAAAAATCACAATATGATGAATTTCAACGCATTACTATTTATGCTAATAATGCAGGAATATCAAAAAAAATCATTGATGATGCAATTCGCTACCATAAAAAGATATGTGAATATGAACAAACTTTTAGAGGTGATAATAAAGATGGATTAATGGCAGCCTCCATTTATATCTCATGTAGAATTAATAATTATCCTAGAACGGCTAAAGAATTGGCATCTATATTTAATTTGGATGTGACAAGTGCAACTCAAGGTTGTAAAAATGCGCAAACCATTTTGAATATCCTGGAGAAAGATATGGAACTGAAAGATAAAACAGCATTTTGTAAAACAAAACCAGAGGATTTCATTGAAAGATATTGTAGTAAGCTTAATATTAATTCAGAACTAACAAGATTATGTCAATTTATTGCTATTAAAATTGAAAAGAAAAATTTGATGCCTGAAAATACTCCTCATTCCATAGCAGCAGGTATTGTTTATTTTATATCTCAGTTATGTAAATTAAATGTCTCTAAAAGAGAAGTGAAAGCAATTAGTGAAATTTCTGAAGTAACCATAAATAAATGTTATAAAAAACTGGAAAAAATGACTGAGGATTTGGTTCCATCTGTTATTTTAAATAAATATAATCAAAATCAGGAAACCAGTTTTACGAAACAAAATTTGTTAGTTTAGAGCAACGAGTATTTGGAAATGGTTCATAATCGCGTTATAAGAATAATATTAAAATGGTATGGATTTATATATTATGTCTAATAAACCTAAAGTAGTGTTTATTGTTCCATATAGAAATCGTCCACAACACAAATTCTTTTTTTCAAATTATTTAAAGACTATATTGGAAGATAGTTATCTAAAAGATGATTACGAAATATATTTTTCTCATCAATGTGATATAAGAGCATTTAATAGAGGGGCAACAAAAAATATAGGTTTTTTAGCAATTAAGGAAAAGTATCCAAATGATTATAAAAATATCACATTTGTTTTTAATGATATTGATACAATTCCGTTTGCAAATATATTTAATTATGAAACCAATTCAGGAGTGGTAAAACATTTTTATGGGTTTGATTATGCTCTTGGTGGAATAGTAGCAGTAAAAGGTTCAGATTTTGAAAAGATAAATGGATATCCTAATTTCTGGGGTTGGGGAATGGAAGATAATGTTTTACAAACAAGATGTGAAAAAAATGGAATTAAAATAGATCGTAGTCAATTTTTTACTATTGGTAATCCAAATATTTTACATTTATTCGATGGGGTTCAAAGAATTATTAATCGTAAGGATCCTTGGAGAGCAAAACATGATGATGGATTAGATGGGTTAATGACAATTCATAAATTAAATTATAAAATAGAAACAGAATCTTCTAATCCATTAGATAATGTTCATACTGTATTTGCAAATAATATTTTTATAATTAATATTTCTACATTTATGACTGGAACAAGATTTGAAAATGAAAATTATCATAAATATGATTTAAGAGAACCGCCAAGAAAAATAATTCATCCAAATAAAATTAAAGAAACCAAAATAGATCATATAACTGATGACTGGTCAAATATTCCATTTTATCCAACTATGGAAAAAAAAAATGAGATGATTAAAAAATACGGTAAACAGGAAGCTGAAAAAATAATACAATATAGTTACGAAAATTCCACCGATCCTACAAGGGAAGTTATGCCACCTTCTCCTCCTCAAAAATTATTAAAAGAAGAAACAACTCAATCACTTTTAAGCAAAATACAGCAATATAATGAGGTTATGCTTAAAATGAATTCTTCCCAACGTATAATACCTACAAATGTAAATAAATTTTCTCCTGCCTACGCAAGAATAATAGCTGCTAAGCCCAAGGCAACTACATCGGCAAATATACGTTTAGGGGGCGTTTATAGGTAAAATAATAATAAGATAACATTATAAAAATAATTTATAAAATATTTTTATAATGGGTATAAAATGTTTAAATGATATAAAAAATGTATTTTATATAAATTTAGACCATAGAACTGATCGTAAAGAACATGTTGAAAATGAATTAAACAAATTGGGTTTAAAAGCTACAAGATTTAATGCAATTAAAATGACAAATGGAGCAATAGGTTGTAGTATGAGTCATTTAAAAATATTAGAAGATGCAAAGAAAAATAAATTAGATCATGTATTAATAATTGAAGATGACATTAAATTTCTAGATATAGAATTATTTAAAAATCAAATAAATAAATTTTTTGAATTACATGAAAATAATTGGGATGTAATTTTACTTGCTGGTAATAATATGCCTCCTTATGAAAAAATAGATGAAACATGTGTTAAAGTAACTCGTTGTCAAACTACAACAGGATATTTAGTAAATGGTCATTATATAAATGTTCTAATATCTAATGTAAAAATGGGACTAACAAATTTATTAAATAAACCTGATGAAAAATCAAGATTTGCAATAGATAAGTTCTGGTTTGTTTTACAAGGTGCAAGTAAATGGTATTTAATTACTCCTTTAACAGTAATACAACGTGAAGATTATAGTGATATAGAAAAAAAAGTAACAAACTATGAAGAAATGATGAAAGATTTAGATAAAGCAAAATTATTTAATGCAATAAAAGAAATGAGAGAAAAAGGTTTACTGATGAAAGATTTAACCCAAAATAAACGATAAATATTTATAGACTTAGTCTTCAAAATCCAAAAAATATTTGTTAGTTTCTATATTAAATATAGTTTTTTTAAGAATTGAATCAAGATGAAATCCAATTGCATAATCTTCAAGATATTCATTATTAATTTTGTCTTTTTTACTAATTAATTGTTGAACTGCTAAATCAGATAATATATAAAATCTTCCACTACAATATTGTGTTTTTAAAACTGGTAAATTTTGTGGTAATTCAGGATGTATAATATTATATTGACTTAAATATGATTTATCTACATTAATTATTTTCCCAGCATAATGAATTTTAGGTAATCTTTTAAGGAGTAATTCTTTAATAATATTTAAAAATTCAATTCTAATAAGATTTTGGTCATCATCAGTTTTAAAAATATAACTAAATACAAATTCTTTATTAATAGCTTGATAAGCAGCAATAACTTTTTTGGGCAATGAAATATAATCATCTGGTGTTTTAACATACAAAATATGTTCTGTCTCATTAAATAAATAATCTTGATTTAAAAGTGGTTCTCCAATAACATGAAAATAAGGTATAATTAAATAATTAGGTAATTCATTTAATTGTTTTAACCAGGTTTCCTTTTGTTTTAATGCTTTATATTGGTATTTTTTACAATTAAAAATTAATAATATTACCTCATAAAACTTTGAAATCATATATATTTTAAATTTATAATTTTTAAGTTTTTATATATAAAGAATTAAAATCATTAAGTCTAATGAATGTTATATTTTCAAATAAAAAACAAATAATAGGAAAAAATGAATCCACGAAGCCTTTAGTAACATTATCAAGTTGTTGGTATGTTTTAAAATCAAAATTTGATATAAAAACATATTTACAATGGATAAAAAATATATTATCAATAGTAAATAATTTTAATTTAGTAATATATACTGATGCTAATTCATTTAAACAAATATTAAATTTAATAGATTTATCAAATAAAAAAATAAAAATAATAATAAAACCGTTTGAGGATTTTTATACATATAAATACAAAGATTTTTGGATAAAAAATCATGAAAAAAGTAATTTAAATATACATACCCATACAGATTGGAAACTAAATATGTTATGGAATGAAAAGGTATTTTTTGTGAATGAAACAATAAAGAATAAATATTTTGTCACATTGTATTATGGTTGGTGTGATATTGGGTATTTTCGTAATAGAAAGAACGATTTACATACAAAACACTTATTAAAATGGCCAGATAATAAAAAATTATTAAATAACCCATTTAATGACAATTTTATTCATTATGGTTGTGTTCAAAATAATATATTTACATATGCAAAACTATTAAATGATATAAAAAATCATTATATAAACAAACTAACAAGCCAACCCTCAATAAAATTTGATGAAATATGTTTTGCGGGTGGTTTTTTTATATTAAGATCAGAATTAATAGATACGTATAGAAAACTATATGATGAAAAATTGCTATATTATTTTAGTAATAATTTTATAGTAAAAGATGATCAAATGATAATAATGGATATAATTTTTACAAATCCGAATTTGTTTTATGTGCATACAGAGTATAATGAAAAATGGGATAATTGGTTTATGTTCCAGCGGATTCTTCTTTAAGTAGTTTTAGAAATATATAATTTCTTTGGTTTAAAGGGCTTTAAGTCCTTTTAGAAATATATAATTTCTTTGGTTTAAAGGGCTTTAAGTCGTTTTAGAAATATATAATTTCTTTGATTTAAAGGGCTTTAAGTCCTTTTAGAAATATATAATTTCTTTGGTTTTTGATTTTTTTATTTAACTTACATAAATAATTTCTTTGTTATGACCAACTCTTTTATTACCAAGTGTTTTTTTCTAAGGCGTTCTCCGTGATAAATATTTCTTTTTTGTAACTTCCTTATGTGGTTATCCATCTTGCTTTACCTAATTATAAAGCAAGATTTTATAAGTTTTTTTAATATTATAATTTATTATTATAGTATTAAATTCTATAAAATATAAAATAAAATGACACGATATATGGTGCCTAATTGGAATATGCGAGGCCGCCCATCCCACTCATAATTCTTAATACGTTATAATTGGTGGCGTATACGCGTACCTTTGCAGTCTTAGTTCCTTCCACAGTTGCGTTAGACAAAACCAATTGAAGTGTTGCGTTATCAATTCTGGAAAAGTTACAAGTGCCGGATGGTTGGTGTTCTTCTGGACGAAGAGCAAATGAATAAACATTAATACCTTCATCTGGATTACGAGTATGAGATTGGTATGGCTGAACCAAACTGAAGTATGAACCTTCTCGCTCTGAGAAACGATCCTGTCCATTCAATTGGAGCTTAGCAGTAACTACTGGATTCAAACCCCAACAGTGTAGAGCTAAAGAGGTCTCAGTAAGGACAAAAGTACCTGCATCAGAGACAGTTGAGTTTTCTAAGTGATCACGTTGTAATGAGGTTAGAAGCTGAAGCTTAGCCTTTTCAGCATCAGTTAATCCAGTATCAACAATACCATCACCTCCAAAGTTTGGCTGGTTGTATGGATTTTCAGGTCCATGCCAATATCCAGTGAAACCTGCTGGAATATCATAATCAAGGGCTCCTGCATCATTGAAAAGACCCTCTGCATCAATATATGAACGAGTATCACGTGATACAGCAGCTGGAGCACCGAATGCATGGATTGCATTTGGAAGAGCATCAATTGCATCAGTATAGTTGAATGGTTGAGCACCAAGAACTTTGAATAAAAGAGCATCACAAACAAGAGATGAACAGTAATCAACGTTCTGATCAGGTTGGACAACCCAAATTAATTCCTTAACTGGATGGTTAAAGTTGAGCTTAATCTTGTTGGATGAAGAACCAACAGACTCGTCACCAGTGAATTGGAGTTGAGTAATCAAGTATTCATGAGGATTTTGGGCAAATCTTCGGCGCTCATCAGTATCAAGGAAGACATAGTCAACATATAATGATGCAGCAACTAAAGATTGGTTGTAAGCAATAGCAGCAGGAACTGGACGACCAGGAGCATATTCATTTGCTAAGTAAGCTTTTGAGCTTGCAGTAGTAGCATTAGGTCCTAATGGAGATGCTCCACTGTTGCAACTTAAAGTAGTAACAGCCCATAAACATTCATCAATTGGACGTATATCAAGATTAATCTTGACTTCGTGGTATTGAAGAGCAATCAAAGGAAGGGCAAGTCCAGGGTTATTACAGAACCAAAATTGAAGAGGAACATACAAAGTAGTTTCAGGAAGTGCATTACGAGGAGCACAAACTTGACGAGGGGCCAAGGAGTCACAAGGACCATCCACTTCAGAGAAGGAAGGATCAGTAATGAATGTAAGTTGGGTAGTATTTCCTACCATCTTAAAATAACCACGTTCTTGTTCAGAAGTCATGGTTAGTTGGTTCCAGATGTGCATCCAATCACCATATTGACGATCAATTCTTTGACCACCAATTTCAACTTCAACTTGAGCAATCAATTGCTCACCAGGGAAATCTAACCAACGAGCATAAACACCAGATCCAACGCCAAGAGCGAAGGATGCAATACCCATAAGTTGGTTAATTTCAGGTAAAGTGACTTGCAAGTAAGTTCTATAAGCAAGATCACCGTTTCTGCTGATTACACATTGGACACGACGACCAAAATCAGCTTGACCATTGAAGGTTTGTTCAATGGATTCAATTGCAAAGTTAGTATATCTACGATAAGTAACTTTCCAAAAAGTAATTTGAGGATTACCTGTACATTTCCTCTACCTTATCTTTCAATAAGGAGTAGACTATTTCTTAAAGAGAATTTATGATTGATTTTATTCTATCATCTTCTATATTTAACATAAAATCTCTCGAAAACCATTTAGTCGTTGAACCTTCTTCTCTAAAATTATCTAATTTTTTTATAATATTATATACTTGATTTATATCTATTTCTTTTTTGGATGAATTATAATTAACGGTAACTGGTATTAAATTAGACCAATTCCAACATATTAATTTTTCATTCTCATTTGTTAAATCAAATTTACAAACAGGAATAATGTGACCGATAGACCAAAATGAACCATAATTATTCCAATTCATTTCAGGTGTAAAATTGTACTCAAACCATTCTCTTAAATACTGAATATTACAACCTATGTAATTCATAGTAGAAATATTTTTTTGTAAAACAGTTCTCAAACGCAGAGCCAAGGATTTTTTCAAGCGATAATTTATATTATTCAAACTTTCCTTTTTACACCAAGCATTTTTTTGTTCTTCCAAAAATTTTGGGTAACAAGAATTACAAATCTTTTTTTTATAGAATTTTTTTAATTTGGCAAAATCTTTGCATGTTTTTTCTTCATTACATGATTCACATTTTACCATTAAAGTTTCTAATCTTTTTTTTCTAAGATTTTTCTTTCTTATTTTATCAATTTCATTTAAACATTTTTTACATGTTTTTGAATATGAATTTTCCCTATCAGTATACTTTCTATATTTTTCAATTGGTTTAATTATTTCACATTTTTCACATCGTATTTCCTGCATTATATATTATTCCTATGTTTGTATTTATATAATATTTTTCTATTTTTTTATTATAATTTTAGTCATTCTTTAGTTATTCTTTAGAGAAGCTTGGATGCTAATTGCCCATTTCAATTAATATTATAAAACTTAATTTCATCTTATTCATTGTCACTATACCCAAGTTTTTTGTCTTGGCCACAATTTTCTCACAAAAATTGCTTAGTAGAATAAGCTTTAGGGGTTTCTAGCAGTTTGATTTTCTTACCAGGGTTTTTCTAATTAAATGATACAAACACCATCTAATTTCCCTGATTAACATCAGTGGGGCTCTTTTAAAATGAAAGAGCATCCACAAAAGGCTTTATGAATATCTTATTTTTTTGATATTCCCTGATGTTTTTCTACCCTACAGGCTTTTAAGGTATACGTCCTGAGCTCCATAAGCCACGAGTTGCATTAATCCGCCTCCCATTTTATACATTCCTAAAAGAAAAAAAATTTTTGGAAAATTAATTAATTTAATTTTAATTTATTGTTTTTTAACTAAAACATTTACATATTTATGAAAGTAATTTATTTATATCTGCATTATCCTTCATAAATATAGATAAATATGATTCATTAAATATTTCTTTTTTCCCTTCATGATTTTTTGTAAATATATATGAATCATTTCTTTTTTTAATTGACCAACCATTATCTAATGCATTAAATAGAAAAACCATTTTTTGAAATTTTATTTTATCTATTTCTAGGCTCTGATCTTTTTCAATTTTTACCTCTATATTCATCCTACTATTATAAATCATTCTTTATTTCTATTTTAAACTAACACCAACAAAAAGTAAATATAATAAATATATGATTTAGTTACATTCTATTTATTTTATTTTATCTTCTTAATCAATCTAAAAAAATCCTATATATTTTATTTTAGAGGAAACTAAAATTATATATTTTTAAGAATATTTTTTTCCGTTTATTTTTTTTATATCTTTATGTAAATAAACTATTAAATATTTCTACACATTCTTATATATATTTTAATGCCATCATTTAAACCAAAGGCTGCTAAAAAAATAAAAATTTGTAAAAAATATACTACTACTCTTGATAGTAAGCATAAAGAGTTTGTTAATGAATTTACCAAAGATGAATTTGATATTATACCTAAATTAAAAGAGGAAAGATATAGTTTATATAAACAACTTGAAATTGAAACTGAACTTACTATTGATGAAAAAATGGAAATTAAAGATCGTATTAAGGAAATTAATGAAAACATAAAAGAATTAAAAAGCAAAAAAAATAATTACTATCTTAATAACTCAAAGTTTATATTTGAATACTTTGAAAATAAAAAGAGCATTAATAATATTGAAGAAACTAACAAAATTGTCACCTCTAAAAATCAACTCCTTTTTAACATTTTTAAAATTAAAAAAGATGATTCAGACAAAGATAAAAATATTAATGAAAACAAAAACAAAAATATTGTTCAAAAATATTTGAGCAATATTGATGAATCTTTTTTGGATATTAATTCATTTGTTAGAGAAACTGATATATGCCAGAGCTGCTTTAAAGGAGAAATGATTCCACTTGATGATGAGGGTGTTCTTATATGTAATATTTGTGCTGTACATATTCCATACCTTATTGAAAATGAAAAACCAAGTTATAAAGAACCTCCTAAAGAAGTTTGCTTTTATGCATATAAAAAAATAAATCATTTTAAAGAAATCTTAGCTCAATTCCAAGGAAAAGAAACTACTCAAATTCCTGATGATGTTATTGAACAAATTCAACAACAAATTAAAAAAGAAAGGATTGAATTTCAACAACTCACTCATCATAAAACTAAAGAGATTCTTAAGAAATTAGGATTTAATAAATATTATGAACATATCGCATTTATTAAAAATAAATTAGGAATTAAACCACCAGTATTTAGTCCTGAATTAGAAGACACATTATGTAATCTTTTTATGGAAATTCAAGCTCCCTATGCTAAAACTTGTCCAGATTATCGCGTTAATTTTTTAAATTATTATTATGTGCTTTTCAAGTTTTGTGAGCTTTTGGAAGAAACACAATATTTACACGATATACCATTATTAAAAGATCGAGAAAAACTTATTGAACAAGATGAAACCTGGAAAAAAATGTGTATTGAATTAGATTGGGAATTTATTCCCACCGTTTAAGAATTAGGAGGAAATAAACCTCTTGCTAACATTTCATTTTCTCTATTATCATTTGGATTTTCATACGGATCTATTGTTGTCATTGTATCTGTATCTGCACCTCCCTTAGTTTCCCTTTTCATTTTCCTTATTCTTCTATGTTTTCCTGTTTTGGAACCTCGTCGAATTCCTTTTTTATTTTTTTTCCTACTATATTTTATTTTCCTAACCATAATATATTATATTATTATAATATTTATGGTAGGTTCATAACCATATTTATTTATATTTGTTTGTAAAATTTTTGATTTACCTATTTCTTTACAACAATGAAAACAATAACCATTATGTATAATCAATTCTCTAAATGATTTATTAAAATTATTTTGGCAATTTACATTTATACAATTTCCACAAATTCTTGTATCTCTATTTATGTTAGTTTTAGAATTAGCATAATCATTTAGCAATGTAATTTTATTTTCCTCACAATACGTATTTAGAAATTTAAAATTATATTTACATTTTT